TTTACTGGAAGCGGTAGTTAGCCAGCCAATAGAGTTAGACAAGCCACCCAGTGTGTCGTTACGCCGCCAGATGTAGTTGCTCATGCTGCCTAGCACGTTCATCAGGTCATGCCCCATTGCGCCACCAATAGCGGAGGCTTGACGCTTTAGGTTACGCAGTTCATTGATAACCGCTTGACCAGGACCATTGACCTCAAGGTTGAGCGTTGAGTTCTTGTAAGCGCCAGCAAGGTGGGCAATCACCCACGCAAACTGATAGGTGTTCATCTCAGATGTAGCAAACTCTGCCACTTGCTCCATACCGTCAGCATAGCAACGATAAACTTGTATGCAGAAGCGATCAGCCCAGTCAGAAGAACCATAAGCAGGATCAGCACCAATAACGTAATAAGCCGTATCAATCGGTTCCTCCCATATCTTCAGGGTCGCTAGTCTTTCCGTGGACTTCAGCACTTCTGTGTCCTGGAAGTTTGCTCCCATGCTGTAGCGGTAGTAATCGCACTCGACCTTCTTCGCTATCTTCATAACGTCAGTGCAACGGGCGTTAGAGAAGAAGCTGGTTCCCGTCATGATGAAGGCATAGTCTTCAGTGGGCGGGAATTCCTGATACATCAGCGCATCATCTTTGATGCCTTCGTAGAGCTTCCAGCGCCACCAGGCCATCTGTCTGCTATTGATTTCTACGTTGTAGAGCTTCTTAATATCGCGTGTCCATTCCTTTTCTTCTGGCGTGAGCTTCCCATCCCAATAGACTTTATAAATCTGGGAATCGCCATCAACGGAATAGAACTGATTGCGCCACCAGCCGCAGAAGATAGCGCGTTGGGTTCTGGCTTTGCGGGCAGTGACGTACATATCGTGGAACATATTGAAGCCACGGGCGGTGGATTCAAAGATGTACATACGGTTTGGGTTGTTTTCCGCAAGGGAGGCCAGCAAGGAGGCTAGACCTTCTTCGTCACCCCAGGATGAAGTTTCTGTTCCGTGTAGGTAGGTAATAGCTTTACCGCGACCAAGACTGCCTTTAGCTCTGAGTCCAGCGACTTGATAAAAAAGGCGGCTTCTGTTCTTGAGCGAAAGCTGGTTTCGATTGTGTGCGAGTAGTGGAATCTTGAACTCTTTCGGAAGACCTTCCATATACATGGAGAGGGTACTTCTGAACATATCTCTGTTTTCTTCTGTGTCTGTGGTAAGTGTTCCTTGCAGACCAGGGTTGATGAAGTGCCAGTAGAGGTCGAGTGCAAGTGAGATGGTAGTGATGCCAAGCTGCCGTCCTTTCAAAATAACAAAGAAATGCACATCTTCAGCCAGTCCTTGTGCAATCTCATCCATGACATAGGTTTGCGTACCTAGAAGATTGTCCATCTTCCGCAAGCCCTGTTCTTTTGTTTCGATCTTTAGCTGAGAGCAAAACCTGTAGAACTGGTTTAAATTAAATTTCATAGTTTGTACGCCCTAATTAGGCGGCACTTCTGGCGGTCAGCATACGAATAGTCTGGGTTGATTTCTGCGGTTGTGCAGTTGAGTTCTGCTTTTGGCCTAGCCTCCCAAATGAGTGCTGCTATGTAGAGGCAGAGTATTGCCACAACGGACACATAGACGTAAATAATAAGTTCTTTCATTTTTTGGCTCCCCGCCGATCTTTCTCGAAAGACTCTAAATTCCAGTTGGCAATCCTTGCTCTGGCTTCGTAATCACGCGCCACCCTCAGGAGTTCTTTTGCCATGTCTGGGCTAAATGCTTCTTTCCAATATGCAGCCAGTGCTTTCTTTTCTGCCGGAGAAACAGCAGCCATAGCTCTACGCATTTGGTCTTTCAGTATCTTTCTTGATAACAAGAGTTCTTGCTGATACCTGTCTTCAGGGTCTTGCTTCTCCATCAATGACCTTTCGCAAGTGCGACAGCTCTGCCAAGCATTCTGCTAGCAGACCGGCAGACTTGGCGTTGACACGACGGAGTTCCATGACCAGTTCAGCATGGTTCATGCGGCGTACCGCATCCCAGTAGTCATCTTGCTCCATCTCGATATAGTCTTCATGTAGCTCCACTACGTTGCTCATATAGGCTCCTATTTGCCATCGTCATCAATATCGTCCATCAGCTCCCGAATCTTGTCTTGTGCCGTTTGCAGCATCCTGGCTGACTCCGTATGCACCCGCATTAACTCAGAGAAAAGCTGGGCATGACTCATATTCCAGCACTTCTCCATGTAGTCCTTCTTTGCATTCTCCATCGCTAGCCACGCATCGTGGCCGTTCTGAGGCTTTACGCTGTTCTCCATACCCGCACCCCTTCTCCTTCCTTCCTAGCTATAAACTTCTTCTCCATACGCTTCCCAGCCCTCCAGTTGGCATTTAACACAACCTGCAACGCCACACCCGCAATAAAGAAACTATCTCCCACTTCCATGTCCTCATGCGGATACCGACGGTTTACCTTCCCCTCCGGTATAGGAATGTTGTTCTCCAACCTAATACCGCTATATTCAGTCATAAGCATACCTACCTCCCTATAATCATAATACTCAGAGGCTATAAGTAAAGCAAGCAAAAAAAAGCCTCCCCGAAGGGAGGCAAAAGCCCTGGCATCAGCCAGCGAAGGATAGGTTGTTGGTGGCAGGACGATTACTCCCTGCAAGTTTGGTAAAGCGGTATCCCCCCGCTGCTATGTGTTCCGATTTCCACATCGCACCAACACGACTGAGGACTATCTACGACCATCCACCCGGGTAGCTTCGTGTCGCTCTCGCCTAATCCTCATGCGTTTTGGTTGTTGATGGCGGGTGCGGTATCCGGCTTGCGCTTAGAACGCTTGCCTTCCCATGCTCCGTTTGCTTTCCTGACCACCAACACGACTGAGGACTGCGCTCGGTCAATGAGCCGCTTAGTCACTAAGGACACTCGGCTGATTCCACTGATTCGATCCGGACTCTACATCAGCAGACCAATCCTCATGCGTGTTGATACGCAGACAAAGCATAAACCAGAAAACTGATTTTTTCTATGGGGGGAAAGCGTTGAGGGGCGCGCACAATCGGAGGCCAAGACCCAATTCATAGTGCCAAACAGACAATTAGCAGCCTGGCATCTTTGTTGTCAGTCCATTACCCTTTTAAGTTATCGGCTTGCATCAATCAACGCATTGAGCACAAGGGATTGAAGGGATTGACCATTGCCCAAAGCCGCCAAGGATATATATTGTATGTTAGCAGATTGTAAAGCGGTATCATCCCTGATTGTGACGTAAGAGTAGTTTCCCTGTATATATATTATATATATAGATATAGACTATTAACTACCTATATACGATAAATATAATTATTCTCTATATAGAATATATCGCTTGCAATAATAATCTAATACACTATAATCAATACCAGTAGTAAACATTCTTTAATTAGATAAAAGGATTAGACAATGAATATTTACCAGGAAATCACTGATTCAATCATTGCAGAGCTGGAAAAGGGCGCTGCACCTTGGGTTAAACCTTGGAATGCACCACAAGGGGCGGATAAGAATGTAATCAGTCAAAAGCCGTATCGCGGCATCAATCGCCTATTGCTTGCAATGGTAGGCGGAATCAAAGGCTACTCTAATCCAGCTTGGGGAACCTATAAGCAATGGGAGGATATGGGAGGAAATGTCCGCAAAGGCGAAAAAGCCGCCAAAATCATCTTCTGGAGCCAGGCTAAATCAACGAATCCCGAAGGTGAAGAAAAGGCTTACGCTTTTGCAAAGGCTTACTTTGTCTTTAATGTCGCACAAGTCGAAGGCATTGATATTATTGTTTCTGACGATAAACAGAATGACAATGCAAAGATAGACAATTGCGAATCTACTATCAAAGCAACGCAAGCCAAAATCATTCACGGCGGAGATACGGCTTGCTTTATCCCTAGCAGTGACATCATCAGAATGCCGGAAATTGGTACTTTCCAGTCATCAGAGCATTATTACGCTACAGCTTTCCACGAATTAACACACTGGACTAGTGACAAGAAACGTTGCGACAGAGACATTAGCAAAGGCCGTTTCGGTAATCCTGATTATGCTTTTGAAGAACTAGTCGCAGAACTAGGCGCAGCTTTTCTCTGTTCTACGCATGGTATCGCTGGAGACTTGCGTCATGCCGGTTATATCGAATCATGGCTAAAAGCATTGAAAAACGATAACAAGGCCATTTTTAAAGCCAGCGGACTTGCACAAGCTGCCGCCGATTATGTTCTGAATTGCAAAGTGTCAGAGGATAGCGAATTGCTTGCAGCTTAATGATTTACCCTAGCCGGTAGGGTTTACCGGCATTCCTTATTGGAGATTAGACAATGCAAACATTATCAAAATACAAAGTGCAAAAAATTGGCGAACTAAATCACGGCATTGACGGGCGAGATGAATATTTGCTAGCAAAAGGCATTGAAGATGAAATAAATGAAAAAGAATTGGAAGAAACATATCTTTCAATCTTTTATCGGGAATCAAATTACCCTGGAGCGTACTTTTGCAATCAGGTAACAGTGCAAAAAATGCCGTTTAGCAATGAAGCAATTATTGTCATTCATCATCGTTATGACGTTTAAAGGGTTACACAATGAAAAAAATACAATACTTTGCGATTCTTGCTGGCTTTATCGTTTCGGCAATAGGGTATCTGATTGATGATTTTGATACCTTTGAATTCTGTTTATTGATTCTGACGTTTACACTTGGCGCACTGGTTACGGCTTGCCAAAAAGATACTATTTAAACCCTTTGGGAGATTAGACAATGAAGACAATCAAAACCCGTCAACCATTGAATGTTGGCAAATTGTGCAAGGTATTCACTGAGCATGGCACGTTTAAAGTGTATCTAGCCAATTCGGTAACAGGCCAATTCACTATCGGCAACATAGAATTCCAGGCTATCGGCGGTTATCCGTCAAACGGATTCAGGCCGAATAAGCCGATACCCGAATCCTGGACTATTGATTTATCTGCGCCAATACAAGCCGTTTAAGCCGTTTTTTAATCTAGGGTTATCGGATTATCGGTAACCCTATTTTTTCGCCCTATACGGGCATTTAAGGGGATTAGCATGGGCAAGATTAAAGATGCAATGCTTCAGGATAAAGCGGTAGCAAGTACATTCCGGCATTTTGGCTATCGTGACGGACTAGCCGGTAATGTCTATTTTCCACCGGAAATAAAACGGCATGAATCCGCTTATCTTGAAGGTTATGAAATCGGCAATGCAGATCGACAAGATCAGTTCAGAATCAGCAGGATGGAAACCGAAACCGATTAGAGCCGTTTTGAGCCACTTATGGGCGGTATGGTAGTCTGACTACCTATCGCCTTTTTTTCCGTCCATACGCGCCTGTATGCGCGTTTAAAGACCATAGGAGAGAGCCAATGAGCCAGCCTTCAAAAGTCCGTAGCATCTTCCCGCCCGCGCATCCGGCCACGCAGCCAGGAGCGAGACCCAAAGAGAAACCCAAAGCCACTAGCATTCTGGATCATAACTTTGACTACACGCCAGCAGTGGAAACCAATCTCGCTGCCAGATTCAAAGCAATGGGATTCAAAGCAAAACCTAAGAAACCAAAGTTTGGAAAATAACAACTGATTATTTTTTAAGCATCTATATATGCTTTTATATGGATAAAGATAATCTTAGTCGAGTAGTACTCCGAAGGAGTAGTAC